AACGCCGAGGCCATCCAAAGGATGATCCAGGGCCAGGGCGCGTGATCTATTGTCAGATGCTCTAAAATAGTTCAGAATGTAATCAACGGCATCCGCCCAGCCGTTCTAAATGGGTGAGTTTGATGGGGTCAATTGATGAAACAGGCAGATATTGGAGAGGACGACCAAGACACTGGCGTTATTGAGGACGACACCGAGGACAGCAGCGATCCAGTTGCCGAACAGGAAGAGTCTGATGATGCCGAAGAAGAGGTTGTAGTATCCATTGGGGAGGAAGCGCCGCCTCCCGAGGAACAGACTCACGCACCGGAATGGGTTCGCGAGCTGCGCAAGTCACACCGAGAACTGCAGCGCCAGAACCGCGATCTGCAAGCCAAGCTACAAACCACGCAGACTGAGACCAAGCCGGTCACGCTGGGGAAAAAGCCAACGCTTGAAGACCACGACTATGACGCGGACAGGTTTGAAGTGGCACTGTCGGACTGGTTTGATCTGAAAAGAAAAGCCGCCGATGTAACCGCCAGGCAAGAGGCTGAAGTTATGACTCAGCAAAAGGCCTGGCAGTCCAAGCTGGACAGCTACGGTAAGGCGAAAGCCGAACTGCGAGTGAAGGATTTTGAAGACGCCGAGGCCGTGGCCCAGGAGCTCTTCAGCATCACCCAGCAAGGCGTTGTGCTACAAGGTGCCGAGAATCCGGCACTGGTGATTTACGCACTCGGCAAGAACCTGAAGAAGGCAAAGGAGCTATCCGAGATTACAGACCCCGTAAAGTTTGCTTTTGCGGTAGCGAAACTGGAAAAGGACTTGAAAGTGACGAACCGCAAAGCAGCCCCGCCGCCCGAAAAAATCGTGTCAGGAACTGGCCGATCGTCAGGAGCGGTGGACTCAACCCTTGAACGTCTGCGAGCAGAAGCGGAGAAGACTGGAAACATGACCAAGGTCATCCAGTACAAAGCGCAAAAGCGAGCATCCAAATAGTTTCAATCTAAGGATTCATCATGAGCAATTCATTCTCAAAAGAAGAGCGCGTAGCGTTCGAAGACATTCTTGAAGGCTTCCAGGACTTGCTGGTGCTGTCGCGTCACGTCTCGATTTACAACACCGACCAGACGATGATGGCTCGCACCAACGACACCATCTGGCGCCCGATGCCCTACATTGCCCAGTCGCAAACCTCCGCGCCCGGCACTCCCGTCACGTACCAGAACATGACCCAGTTGTCGGTCCCCAGCACCATCGGCTTCAGCCAAACGGTGCCTTGGACCATGACAACCCTTGACCTGCGCGATGCGCTGCAAGAGGGCCGCCTGGGCGAGAGCGCCAAGCAAAAGTTGGCCAGCGATATCAACGTGGCGATCATGAACACTGCAGCCGCTCAGGGCACGCTGGTGGTTCCGATCGTTGGCGCTGCCGGTGACTATGACGACGTGAGCCTGTGCGACACGATCATGAACGAGCAAGGCGTTCCTGACTACGATCGTTTCCTGGGCCTGTCCAGCCGCGATTACAACGGCATGGCTGGCAACCTGGCGGTGGCAACTCGCTCCTTCGGCAACCCGAAATCTAACCTCGCTTACGAGCGCAACCAGGTTGGGATGGTCGCGGGATTCGACACCTACAAGTTTGACTATGCAAACCGCATCGCCATTGCTGCTGGTGGAGTAACCACAATCGACACCTCTGGCGCTCAGGCCCAGTACGTGCCGCAGGCTACCTCAACCTCGGTTGGCGGTCAGATCAACGTGGACAACCGCTACCAGACCGTCACCGTGTCCAACTCGGCCGGCGTTGTGGCTGGCGATGCGTTCACGATTGATGGCATTTACGCGGTTCATCACATCACCAAAGTGAGTACTGGCCAACTGAAGACGTTCCGCGTCATCAGCGTTCCCGCCGGTGGTGTAACCCTGGTCATCAGCCCTCCCATCATTGCCGCCACCGCACCGGCAACCGATGCCGAACTGCAGTACAAGAACGTTCAGTTGGTTACCGCTGCCGGCGCCGCTGCTCTGAACTGGCTCAACACCGGTGCCTCGGCGATCAACGTGTTCTGGCAAAAGGATTCGCTGGAAATCCTGCCGGGCCGTTACGCCATCCCGTCCGATGCTGGCACCGCAGTGATGCGCGCCACCACCGACCAGGGCGTGGAACTGGTGATGCAGAAGTTCTACGACATTGACAGCATGATTATCAAGTACCGCCTTGATACCTTGTTCGGTGTTGTGAACAAGCAGCCGGAAATGTCGGGCATCCTGCTGTTCAACCAGTAATTTGTGCAATAAGATCGTGGGGGCTTCGGCCCCCGCTTTCGCATAAGGATCGTGTCATGCCCCTAAAAAAAGGCTACTCCCAAAAGTCGATCTCTAAAAACATCGGCAAAGAGATGAAGGCAGGGATGCCCCAGAAGCAAGCTATCGCCGTTGCGCTATCCACCGCAAGGACTGCAGCGATGAAGGCTGGAAAGCCCGGCAAAGCCCCGGCAAAGGCCAAGAAGTAATGCAATTCCCCGCCATGCTCTACCAGTCGCCAGGGCAAATCCAAAAGCCTGGTAGCGCTGGCACATACAAGATAATCGGCGTGCAGACCCAAGAGGAGGCCGACGCCAAGCTGTCTGCCGGCTGGTTCGCATCATCCGATGAAGCTATCATCGCCGCTGGCGACAAGGCCGCCGGCCCGGTTAAGATCAAGGCCAAGTGGCTTAGCAGGCCAGTCAAGAAGCGCAAGCCGTCAAAGCCTCTAGACTGGCGCGAGTTGGCCAAGGCGGCAGCCCCGAAGGATGACGCACCGCCGACGCGGCAAGAGCTTGAGCTCAAGGCGCGAGAGCTCGACATTCGCTTCGACGGTCGCACGCCGGACAGAAAGCTGGGACAATTGATCCAGCATCGAATCACAGGAGTCTGAGCATGGGATGGACAAAGCGCCAGTTTGTTACGCAAGCCTTCGAAGAGATCGGCCTGGCGTCCTATGTCTTTGACCTCACGCCGGAACAACTCGACAGCGCTCTGCGCCGACTCGATACCATGATTGCCTCCTGGAATGCGCTCGGCATCCGCCTGGGCTACCCGCTCCCGTCAAGCCCACAGGATAGCGATTTGGACGAGCAGACCAACGTTCCCGACTCATCCAACGAAGCAATCTACACAAACCTCGGCGTGAAACTGGCCCCGAGCTACGGCAAGCAGGTCATGCCGGACACCAAGATGACGGCTAAGGAGACGTACAATACGCTCCTGTCTAGGGCCGCAATGCCGATCGAGCAGCAGATGCCAGGAACCATGCCATCTGGCGCAGGCAACAAGCCTTGGAGGGTCTACGACAATCCGTTCTTGGCGCAGCCTGTCTACCCAACCCTGGCCGGCCAAGACGGGCCGCTCGAATACACCTGAAAGAGGCCACACATGCCGACGATCAATCAACTAGCAGGCCTCAGTCAGGTATCCGGTGGCGATCTGCTGCCGATCTACGTTCCGAACAACGGCGATGCTCGCAAGGTCAGCGTTACCCAGCTGCTCACGTACTTCCAGACCGTCTTTGCCGCGCCGACCGTCTCCACCAATCTCTACACCCCAGGCGCAGGGTTCAACGTCACCGTTCCGACCCCAGTCAGCGAACAGCAGTGGATGCTACTGCAGCCAGCCGGCACGCTGGCCACCGGCACGATCACGCTCCCGTTGAATACCGGCACGCCAGACGGCACGCAGCTACTGGTGACCACCACGCAGATCATCACGGCATTCACGCTGGCGCTCAACGGCGCTGCTGCGGCATTTGGAGCGCCGACCACCTTGGCCGCCAATGCGTTCTTCACCATGCGTTTCTACCAAGCGACCAACTCTTGGTATCGCATCGGCTAATTTTTAGGAGACGAACCCAATGCCTTACAACTCAGCCCCATTCTCGCCAGGCTACAACCGTGGCGTCATCGTGTCGCCGGGAGCAGCATCGGCCACCGCAACGGTCACCGGCGCGACGCAGACCGTCTGCCTGACCAACCTCGGCGCCAATGTCTGCTACATCCGGTTCGGCGAAACCGCCCCGGTGGTCGCAACCACGGCAGATTACCCGGTGCCGGGAGGCGCGCAGGTAACTATCACCAAGCCCGGCGATTACAGTCTAATGGCGTACATCTCCGCCGCCGGCACATCCCTGCACGTCATGCCTGGCGAGGGCTTCTGAGATGTACCCGCTGACCCGGCTGCGCTTCCGAATCCGTTTCTGGAATATCGGAGGCGGGCCGGTTGCCGGTGCGCTGCTGCAGGAGGATGGGTTCTTCCTGCTGCAAGAGGATGGCGCGTATATTCTGCTTGACTAGGGCATCATGGGCGCCAAAGACTCAAGACTGGATCGCGCTGGCGTTGAGGGCTACAACAAGCCCAAGCGCACGCCATCGCACCCGACCAAAAGCCACGTTGTAGTGGCCAAGGCCGGCGACCAAGTGAAGACTATTCGCTTTGGGCAGCAAGGCGTCTCCGGGTCTCCGAAGGCGGAGGGCGAGTCGAAAGCATCCCAGGCTCGCCGAGAGTCATTCAAGGCCAGGCACGCCGAGAACATCTCCAAGGGCAAGATGAGCGCAGCGTATTGGGCCGATAAGGTCAAGTGGTAATGACCCAAATTCAAATATTGAATGGCATATATACTGACGGCACGCCGGAGATTCGCACCAGCTACCCCGTCAACATGGTGCCCGTACCAAAGGTAAGCGGCATCAGCAACGGATTCCTGCGCCCAGGCGATGGCATTGTCGCCAATGGGACAGGCCCGGGCATCGACCGTGGCGGGATTGAGTGGAACAACATCTGCTACCGGGTCATGGGCACCAGGCTGGTCTCAGTCTCAAGCAGCGGCGCAGTAACCGTCCTGGGCGACGTTGGCGGGCCAACTACCAACTTGGTCACCTTTGACTACAGCTTCACCAGCCTGGCGGTCGCGTCCGGTGGGCGCCTGTACTACTGGAACAGCACCGCTGGGCTACAGCAAGTCACAGACCCAGACCTTGGCTTCGTGACCGACTTCTGCTGGGTCGATGGCTACTTCATGACCACCGATGGTCAGTACCTGATCGTCACAGAGCTAAACGATCCATTCGCCGTCAACCCGCTGAAGTACGGGTCAAGCGAGGCGGACCCCGACCCGATACTGGCGCTGCTCAAACTTCGCAACGAAGTCTACGCGCTCAATCGGCACACCGTCGAGGTCTTCAACAACGTGGGCGGCGATCTTTTTCCGTTCGCAAGGATCGAAGGCGCTCAGATTCAAAAGGGGTGCATCGGGACTCAGGCCTGCTGCGTTTTTGTTGATGCGATGGCCTTCCTTGGCGGCGGTCGGAACGAAGCGCCAGGCATCTATCTTGGCGTCTCTGCAACGACAACAAAGGTCAGTACCCAAGAGATCGACAACATTCTTCAGCAGTACACCGAAGACCAGCTAAGCACGGTGAAGCTGGAGTCCAGAAACGACAAGGCGCACGAACACCTGTACGTACATCTGCCAGACCAGACGCTGGTCTACGATGCATCCGCCTCGCGAGCACTGCAGGAACAGGTCTGGTTTGTTCTGGCCAGCACCACCACCGGCATCGCGCAGTACCGGGCCAGGAATATCGTCTGGTGCTACAACAAGTGGCTGGTCGGCGATCCGCAGTCCAACGCCATCGGCTATTTGGTACAAAGCACCGGCCACCACTGGGGCCAGCAGGTGCGCTGGGAATTTGGCACGCTCATCGTCTACAACGAGAGCAACGGCGCCATCTTCAACAAACTAGAGCTGGTGGCATTGACTGGAAGCGTTGCGTTAAACACGCAGGTTATCAGCGGCCTGCTCCAAGAAAACGGGTTCTTTTTGCTGCAAGAAGACAGCCAGTACATCCTGCTAGAGCTTGCTGTTTCAAATTCATTGGCATTGGACAACCCACAGATCAGCACCAGCTATTCGTTGGACGGCAGATCGTGGAGCCAGGACAGGTTCATTTCAGTCGGCACCGCAGGCGACACCAAGAAGCGCCTGGCATGGTTCCAACAGGGTCACATGCGCAACTGGCGCATCCAGCGGTTCCGGGGCGACAGTAGCGCCCACGTGTCATTCGCCAGGCTTGAGGCCCAGCTAGAAGCACTGGCGTTCTAAGCATGGCAACCACCGCGCCGAACTCCCGGAAGCTCAATCTGACGCGAGACCAGCTCGCGCAGTTCTTGACCGACCAGCAGCAGATCAGACAGTTCGAACTGCTGTTTGCCGTTGCCGATACAGCGCAGTACATCCCCGACGAAGTAAACGAGGCCAAGCTAGAGGCAGGCAGCGCCCAAGCCACCGCCAACGACGCACTGGCGCAACTCACGCGCATCGCCAATGCGGTCGAGTTGCTGGCCGCCGCGCCAGTCATCGAGAACAACAACTCTGTTGTCACCGATTACATCGACTTCGATCAATCCGCGCCGCACGCTTCACGCATGGCACGCATGGCATGGAACGAAATAGATCAAACCGCTGACCTCGGCATGGAATACGGCGTTGTCCAGCAGATCGGCATGGAGACCTATGCGCGAGTCCAGAACAACACAGGATCAACCATCCCAAACGGCACGGT